ATGGCGAGCAAGAAATCTCCGTCCATCTTCGGGACGCTGCAAAAGACCACCGAGGCCGCCAGCGCCGTCAACGGCGAGTTTGTCCGCCAGCTGCGCGTTTCCGACCTTGAGGATAACCCCATGAACCGCTTCTCCATGGCGGAGGACGAGCAGTTCCTCTCCACCGTCGAGAGCGTGAAAAAGGACGGCTTCCTTGAGGACATCATCGTCACCCCCGCCGCGACCGAGGGCAAATACCGCATCGTCAGCGGCCACCGCCGCGTCGCCGCCGCGCGAAAGCTCGGCAAGACGACCGTGCCGTGCAAGGTGCGCCACTATGAGGACTCCCTCGCCGAG